GGTTGTAATTGGGTTTATAAAACAGACTTTTTATTACCTTCAGGAGTACAAACAAACGCAACCAATACTGTTACATTTACAACAGAAGCTTTTACTCCACCTGTAGTTGAGTAAATAAGAAAAAAATATAACTATATTATTAAAAGAGGTGCATAAGCACCTCTTTTTTTATATTTATTACTGAATAACAAAAATCAATTAATTATGGAAATATTTGGAGTAATTTGTTTAATTTTATTAGTAAGTGCAGGAGTTATTATTTATCTACAAAAAACCGGAAGAATTGGAGATAGAGATAAAGACTTAATTCCTGATGTTGTAGAGGATACTATTGAAGATGTTAAAAAGGCATCTAAAGAAGTAAAATCTAGAATAAAAAATGTAAAAAAAGAAATTAAAGATGTTAAATCTGCAGCTAAATCCCTAAAAAAGGAAGCAAAAGATGTTTTAGATGCCGCAAAAGGTAAAAAAACAAAAAAAAAACGTAAATAGTTTCAATAATAGTTTTCATTAAAAGTTTTAATAGTATGAATTTTATAAAAAGGAAACTTATGGCTTTTAAAGATATTTTTAAAGATAGTAATAACATTAACGAAAAAAGTGTTATTGGTTTTATGTCCTTTTCTGTAATGGTAATTTTTGCTGTTATGGATTTAGTAACAGGGTATTTTAGTAAAGATTTAGTAATCAATGAATTTATTTATGAATCTTTTTTAATAATAACATTAGGTTGTTTTGGTATAGCTGGATTAGAAAAAATATTTAGTAAGAAAAAGGATGTATAAAAAATTATTCCTAATAAAATGATGGAGGGAAATGAACCCCTCTTAATAGCACTCATATCAGCACTGGGGGTGAAAGAAATTTGGACTATTGTTAAAAAGAAAATGGACCAATCTGCATCCAAAGATGCAAGAGAAGATAAATTATCTCTTCAAATAATACTTGAATTAAAAGAAAAAGTAATAAGTTTAGAAAATAAAGTTAATGGGTTGATTGAAGAAAATGTTAATTTAAAAGTTAAAATAGCAAGGATGGAAGAGAGAATAATTAAAAGTGCGGCTCATAGTAAAAAAAGAAATAATTGATAATATAATTTACAATATTTATAATAAATAAAGAATAATGATATTAAAAGTAGGATCCAAAGGTAAAGAAGTTAAAGAGTTACAAGAAGCTTTAGAAATTAATATTGATGGTGATTTTGGTTATGGAACTGAAGCAGCTGTTAAATTTTTTCAAAAAGAAAATGATTTGTATGTAGATGGGATTGTTGGCAATAAAACCTGGGAAATATTAGGGATAGATACTGATGAGTTTCCAAAAGAATTAAAATATATGTCTACCGATCTTGAAAAATCATACATGACATCCGCAGGGCTTACTATTAATAGACAATATCTTGATAAAGATGAATATGTAAGAGATTATGGCAAAATAGAACCTTTAGGATTTTTTATCCACCATACAGCAGGTTGGGATAATCCTTATAAAACTATTAGACATTGGAATAATGATACAAGAGGAAGAGTAGCAACTCAGTATGTAATTGGAGGGTCAAATATAAAAGGAAATACTAAATATGATGGAGAAGTAGTCGAATGCTTTCCTAATAATTATTTAGGATGGCATTTAGGAAAAGTAGGTAATTTTGCAATATCTAAATTCTCAGGAGGGGTAGAATTAAATAATTTTGGTTATCTAAAAGAAAAAGATGGTAAGTTTTTTAATTATGTTAATGTAGAAGTCCCAGAAGAAATGGTTTGTGATTTAGGGTATGAGTTTAGAGGATTTAGATATTGGCATGCTTACACAACAAAACAAATTGAAAGTCTTAGATTATTAATTTTACATTTAAAAAATATATACCCAAAAATGGATTTAGAAAATGGGTTACCTGAATTGTTAAAAGGAGGTATGGATCCAAAAGATGCTTTTGAATTTAATGATAAAGCATATAACGCCGAACAATTTGGTTTATGGACTCACACAAATGTAAGAAAAGATAAATTTGATTGTTCACCACAACCTCTATTAGTTGAAATGTTAATAACAATATAATGAATACTAAATTAGCTATAGTGGGAATAACATCATTTTGCACATATTTGTGTACCTATTTCTTAGATTTATCAATGGATAACATAGAACAATATTTAGCTGTAGTAGCTGTATTATGGTTAGATGGAATTTTTGGAATATGGTCTGGAATAAAAAGAGAAGGATTTAAAACATATAAAGCGTTAAAAATAACAAAAAATACATTTGTTTGGTTAGCTTTTTTAACAGTTATATTAATGGTAGAAAAAGGGTTTAGTGGAACAGCTTGGCTATCTGAAGTAATTATCGTACCATTCATGATATTACAATTAATAAGCGCCCTTAAAAATGCTTCTATGGCTGGTTTAATTAAAGGAGATCAATTAAATAAAATTCTAGACCGTATAGATAAGCATAAGGGTTTTAGAGATTAAAACTTTTAAAATATGTGGTTAAAAATCCAAAAAAGAATATTTCCCTTTATAATAGCATTTTCTGCATTATCAGTATCAGCTTCAGCTGCATTTTATTCAGTTAGTGGTTTATCAAAACTATTTGCTGGAGCAACTTTTGCTGTAATTGTTATGGCAGCATCTTTAGAAATAGCAAAATTAGTAATTGCATCTCTTTTATACCAATATAGAAAAGGTTTACCAAAATTTTTAAAATATTATCTATCAGTAGCTTGTATAGTACTCATATTAATTACTAGTATGGGGATATATGGGTTTTTAAGTGCAGCTTATCAAGAAACAGCAGCAAAATCTGGGTCAATTGATGCCCAAATTAGTTTAATTGAAGTAAAAAGAGATAATGTTAAAGGACAGCTACTCGTATATAACGAAGAAAAATCATCTATTAATGAGGCGGTGTCTAGTTTGCGAAACGGTTTATCTACGAATAGAATACAGTATAAAGACACATTAGGTAACATAATTACCACTCAATCTTCCTCAACTCGTAGAGCTTTAGAAAAACAATTAGATCAAGCTATTGAAAGACAAACTATAATAAATTCTAAGGTAGATATATTAAATGAAGATTTATTTAAGTACGAAACAGAAATTGTAGAAGTATCTACTAATAATGATGTAGCAGGAGAATTAGGTCCTCTTAAATATCTATCAGGATTAACAGGAATTCCTATGGATAAAATTATTAACTATTTATTATTAACAATTATATTTGTATTTGACCCTCTAGCAATTGCTTTAGTAGTAGCTGCTAACTATGCTTTTGAACAGATTAGACCAAAAACTAAAGAAAATTTATATGGTGAAAAGGTTGAAATTAAAGAAGAACCTAAAATAGAACCTTTATTTGAAGAAAATGATAAAAGAATGAATATAATAGGTCAAAATGGTAATGATGGAATCCATTATGGTAAAGAAGCAGAGACAGAAATAGAAGAAGAATTAATTCCCCCTAAAACATATACACAGCCGGGATATGTTAAAAATAATTTAATAGAAGAAAAACAAGAAATAGAAAAAATTATTAAAAGACCTTTAATGGCTCATGAGATAAAACAATTACAACAGTCAAAATTAAATATTTTTAATGATGATTTAACCATTACATATTAAACCAAAAGTTATGCTAAGTAAACAATCTATAAGAGGAACTACAAAAATTCACATGAATGGAGAATTAATAACTGATAAAGAAGTATTAATTGCTGAAAGTGAATCATGGACCGAAAAAGAAGAATCTTTTTTTAAGAAAATGATTAGACAAGGGGGTAAATTTAATGTAGGTGGGAGAAAATATTTTATAATTCCTAACAATAATATTAATTCATTAGATTAAATTTCCCCTAAAAATATTTGGAAAAGCCAGATATTGTTCGTATATTCATGTCATGAATAAAGATGCAGTTAAAAAAATAGTAGATTCTATTTATCCAAAGGTCCAACAATTTTATGGTTTATCTAAGTTTAATAGTAAAACCCCTAAAGTTAAGTACCACCATAATATCTACGCTAGAATTACAGGAATAGCAGAAGCAGAAGGTGAATGCTCACCTGCAGCCGAATTTGAAAGGGAAACAAATACAATTTGGATCTACTACCCAGAAGCAACTAATAAAGAATGGGTTATTCAAACATTAATCCATGAATATATTCACTATTTACAATCTCCCTTATGGATGAAAAGATATTACGATATGGGTTATGAATATGATACTCACCCATATGAATTAGCTGCAACAAAAGCTGAAGATAATTGGAAGACTTTTGCGTAAATATTTGGAGAAGCGAAATATTGTTCGTATATTTATGGGGTAAATGAGGTGAGAAATCACAAATATTAATTAAAAATAAAGGTTATGTTAAAAAAAGTAGATTTAAAATTTTTCTCAATTTTTATAGTTTCAATGTTAGTAGGGATTTTTACTATAACAGGAACTATTCAATCAATTATTCCTTTTGCTGGTGCTTTAAATGAAATGGCGTTCTGTTTATTATCTTTTACAATAGGGGTAATTAGTTTATCATGTATAAAAAAATAGTTATGGATATCAAAAAACAACTACAAAAAGGAGGGGCTAAATTTACAATTAAAGGTATCACGGCTTACAGACCAAATAAAGATAAAAAATGGGGGGATTTTCCAAAAATATTTGAGGTAAGTAAAGATGGAGAGTCTGTTTGGAGTGAATTTAATGGTATGAATGTTACTAAATGGGGTCCTACGTGTGTTACATTATTTACATTTGATATTTTAGGTAAAAAATCAGTAGGTAAAATAAATTATAAAGAAGTAGAAATTATTAATCAATAAAAATAAAAGTTATATGAAAAAAGTAAGAGAAGTAAAAAAAGTAAAAAAAGATTTTTTAACACCTAAATGGTTAGTAGTTAAAGAAATATATGAAAGTGGAACTAATGGTTCTGAAAAATACGGTACTAATTTTGAAATTGGTGGTGAGTTAGATAAATTAACACGTGAGTTTGTAGATTATATTGGAGAATTTACTCGTCAATTTGGTTGGGGTTGTGTTATTGAAAACATTAAGATGGATTTATGGAAAGAAAGGATTTGGTCATTAATTGAAAATGCTGGATTATTACCTGAAATAGCTTGGAAAGATGAATTAGCTGCTGAAGCTGAAAAAGCATCTAAATTAGAAGAAGAGATGTATAATGATGAAGAATTCGATATTGAAGAATACGAACCATCAGACGAAGAAATTTTAAATGTAAATTATGAATAAAGAAAAAAGATATGTAGTTACCATAGATATGTATGTTTATGCTCCTAATGATTATATGGCTCGAAAAAGAGCACATGATATTAATAGAACAATTAATATAGATAAATTTACTCAAGATTCCACAGTAAATGAAATAGTAGAACAACCCTTTGGGACTTTAGGAAATAGAGAATTAAAAAACATTTCAGAACCTACTAGTAAAGAAAGTAAAGATCTTCCATTCTAAAGAAGAAAAAAACATCTCCAAAAAGATTTGGAAAATTAAAATAAGGGTCGTATATTACGGCAAAATAAAAGTTATATGAATTTAGGTTATGCGTGTATTAATACAGTACTTAGTGAAAATAAAATCACTACAAATCGTACTATGCGTCGAAAAACATTCGATGCAAAAGGGATAGAATATGTTTCAGATTTAGCATTAGCTAATGTTAAGGATTTAAAAACATATATTCAATGGAATAATGAAATGAAAATTAAATTATTTCGATTATCATCACAAATTTTCCCTTGGTCAGATGAATATAATATTAAAGACCTTAAGGATTATGATGAAATTGCATCTATAATGCTTGAAGTAGGAAAAATTGCTAAAGATGCAGGTCAACGACTTACAATGCATCCCGGTCCTTATAATTGTTTAGCATCTCCAACTAAAAAAGTTGTAGAAAAAACTATTAGAGAATTAAACTTCCATAGTGAGCAGTTTAATATGATGGGTTATGATCCTTCACCTTATAATAAAATAAATATTCATGTAGGGGGCGCTTACGGTGACAAAGAATCAACATTACTTCGTTTCTGTGATAATTTTGAATTGTTAAACGATGATACAAAAAAACGTCTAGTTGTTGAAAATGATGATAGTCCGAATGAATACTCTGTTAAAGATTTAGTAAATGGAGTTCATTTAAGGATTGGAATTCCAATTACTTTTGATTATTTTCATCATAAATTTAATACTGGAGGTTTAACTGAAGAAGAAGCACTAATTGTAGCATCAGCTACTTGGCCTAAAGGTGTAACTCAATGCTGTCATTATTCTGAAAGTCGTAGAAAAGAAAAATTAGATGAGTCAATTCGTCCTCAAGCTCATTCTGATTTAATCTATGAAAAAATACAAACATATGGTCTTGAACCAGATATTGTAATTGAGGCAAAATTAAAAGAACAATCAATTTTTAAAAGAGTAATATAATGGCAAAATTAACAAGAACAGTAAATTACGCAAACTTCAGATGGGAAGAATATGTGTTAACAGAAGAAGAATTAACTCAGTGGAAGACCGGTGATGAAGATATTCAACAAGATATCATAGATGATGCCGATTGGGACCTAGTAAGAGATAAACCAATTGATGATTACGGAGACGTAGAATTCGTAGAAGATTAATGGTTATATCATTAGCTTACGGTTTAGCAGGATCAACGTTTTTGGTTGTGTTAACAAACCTATTAATGAAATTATTTAAAAAGTTCAACAATATAGGTTATTCAATAGTATATGCTAGTTTATTTTTAAAATTAGTATTTTTAAGTGGCTTTGTATTAGCCACAAGAGGTGAAATACCAAATCAAATAATATTTGCAGTAACAATACTAGGTGGAATAATGTATTCCACAGTAAATGTAATATTAAAATTAAAATGATAAAAAAAGAATGGTAGAATTTTTTAAACATGCATTTGGGCTTTGTGGTGAACATTGGCATCCAAATATTTGGACTTTTCTTCTAGGTGGGCTTGGACTGCAACAATCTTTTACGTATATTAAGTATAAAATAAAAAGTTATGGCAATAAAAGTTAGTCACGAAGCACCCATGTGCCTTTTAGACGATAGTATGAGATTTAATGATTATGACTATTGTCTTCCTCATTTATTAGATCAAGAACCTAAATATTTAGAATATTTTAAAAAAGCTAAAGCAGCGGGTCGTTATATTATAATGGATAATTCACTTCATGAATTAGGTGAAGCATATGACCATTCACGTTTGATACATTGGGTAAACGAGCTAAAACCAAATGAATTTATAATTCCGGATGTATGGGAAAATATGGAGGAATCTATTCAAAATGCTACTATTTGGGAAATTTATGATTTTCCTAATAGTGTAGAAAAAATAGCAGTTGTTCAAGCTAAAACGATTCATGAGGCATCTGAATGTACTAAAGCTTATAAAGATATGGGGTTTGGCAAAATATGTTATTCATATGGAGCATCTTATTATAATGATGTTTGCCCCCACCCAAATAAGGATTTAGGAAAAGCATTAGGAAGATTGGCAGTAATATCAGCCTTAATGAAAATGGGGGATATAAAACAAGATGATAGGATTCATTTATTAGGGTGTGCTGTTCCTCAAGAATTTGGATGGTATAAGGATATTAATTGTATAGAATCTATAGATACATCAAATCCTATAATGGCTACTTTAGAAGATATTCAATACATGAATAGTGGTTTGTATAAAAAACCTAAAGCAAATATGAATGATTTTTTCTATATGTTAGATAATCAAGTTGATTTTGATCTTTTAACTTATAATTTAGAAATGTTTAAAAAAATTAATAATTTATAAAATAAAAAATGACACAAATGGAAATTAATTTTAAGGATTCACAACGTCCTAAACACGCAGTAGTATCACTTTCAGGTGGTATGGATTCAAGTACATTATTACTTAAATGTCTTGATAAATTTAAAACGGTAACAGCTTTATCTTTTGATTATGGTCAAAAACACAAAGTTGAACTTAAAAGAGCAAGAGCATTAGTAGATTATTTAAAGAGAAATGGACATAATGTTACATATCAAATAATTGAATTAAAGGGGTTGGTATCATTACTTGACTCAGCATTAGTAGAAGGTGGGGATGAAGTTCCAGAAGGACATTATGCTGCTGAAAATATGAAAGCTACAGTAGTACCTAATCGTAATAAAATATTTGCATCAATTTCCCAAGCAGTAGCTTTATCAATAGCTAATAAAACAGAAGAAAAAACTTCAATTGCTTTAGGAATTCATGCAGGTGACCATGATATTTATCCTGATTGTAGACAAGAATTTAGAGATGCAGATGATAAAGCATTTAGAGAAGGTAATTGGGATTCTGAAAAAGTGGGGTATTATACACCTTATTTAAAAGGAGATAAATTTACAATTCTTCAAGATGGAGAAATATTATGTAAAAAGTTAGGAATTGATTTTGATGAAGTATATGCTAGAACTAATACTTCATATAAACCAACACCTGAAGGATGGTCAGATTATAAATCAGCTTCATCAGTTGAAAGAGTAGAAGCATTCATAAAATTAGGAAGACCTGATCCTGTACAATATGCAGATGAAACTGGTCCTGTTGATTATGAAGTAGCAAAATCTTATGTTGAACAAGTATTAGAAAATTATGAAGGATAATAAATTAGAAAAAATCCCAGATCCAAAACTACACCAACAGATAAGTTTTATTAAGTCAGGTGTTCGTATATTAGGGTATTGTTTTATTCCTTTTAGTTTGGTTTTTGCAACTATTTTACTTATATTAAGTGAATTAATAGGTATAATTGAAGAATTAGTTTAATAATAAAAACAAAAAAATGAAAAAAATATTATATTTCTCAGCAGCATGGTGTGGTCCTTGTAAAGTACTAGGCCCTGTAATGGATAAATTAAAAATGGATGGAATGCCCGTTCAAAAAATAGATGTAGATTCAAACCAGGAAATGTCAACAAAGTATGGAGTTAGAAATATTCCATGTTTAGTATTAGTTGATAACATGGGGAATGAACTTAAAAGATTAGTTGGTAATAAACCTTCTAATGAAATTCAAAATTGGTACAATAATTAAAAATAAAAAAATGAAATATCAAAATCAAAATGTTGGCATATTATACTTTTCAAATCCCTCTTCTGAAGCAGAAAGTGTTGGTAAAATAGTAGACGGGGTTATGAGACAAGTAGGTAGAGACATACCAGTAAGAAAAGTAAATTCTGATTATGAAGTAACTATAGTAGAAAAAGCAAAACCTACAAAAGTTCCATCAATTATATTTACAGATAATTCTGGGGATCTAGAGCACCTTAGAATAGAAGGATCAAGTTTATCAACTATAACTGTTGAAGGGGTATTAAATATAGTACAAGATATTATTAAATATAATTCAAAAAATAATGGGTAAATATCAATCAAGTAAAGTATTTGATGGCTTTAGCACAGTATTCCGTCAATGGAAAGCAAAAGAAACACATTGTAGATTTGTTCATGGTTATGGTATTTCCTTTAAAGTTTACTTCGAAGGTGACTTAGATGAAAAAAATTGGGTTTGGGATTTTGGTGGCATGAAACGTGCTAAGACTTTAATTAATGGCTTACAACCTAAAGCATGGATGGATTATATGTTTGATCACACTATGGTTATAGCAGAAGATGATCCTGAAATAGATGCATTTAAACAAATGGATCAAGCAGGAGTAGCACAAGTAAGAATTATACCCGCTACTGGAGCAGAGAAATTTGCTGAATATATTTATAATAACATAAATGAATTTGTTAAAACTGAAACTAGTAATAGGGTTAGGGTTACTAAAGTTAAATTTATGGAACATGGTAAAAATGCTGCATATTACAGCGAGTAAAAGAATAATAGTGAATGAAAAACCACTTAAAAAAATTAACGGATGCATAAACAATTAAAAAGGGTTACAGACTACGAAAAAAACTTACCCATTGTAGAAATCTACACAGCAGTACAATCAGAAGGATCTAGAGCAGGCTATCCTACAGTAGTAATTAGAACAACAGGATGCACACATAGGTGTTATTTTGGAGAAGGAGGATGGTGTGATTCATGGTATACAAGCATTCACCCTGAAAAAGGACATTTCAATTTTAATGATATAATTGCAATGTATAAGAAAAATCCCCATATTAAAGAAATGATGCTAACTGGAGGTTCTCCTACTATGCATGCTGCTTTAGTAAATGAACTAACACACTTTGCACATGAAAATAATATATTTATTACTATTGAAACTGAGGGAAGTCATTTTCTACCCACAGACTATCCTATTAATCTTTTATCTATTAGCCCTAAGTTTTCTAATTCTGTCCCAGTTGTAGGGGTTTTAACACCTCAAGGAGGAATTACTGATGAAAAGATGATAAAAACACATAATAGGCTTAGACTTAATTATGATGCAATTAAACAATCTATTGCTTATCACTCAGATTATCATATAAAACCTGTTTGGGATGGTAAAGATGAAAATGCTTTAGCTGAAATTATGGAATGTTTAAAGATACTTGATGTATCCCAAGATAAAGTTTGGTTTA